CTTACCGTTATTGTTGGTACAACACTACACGAGCCCGCGTTCAATAAATTGATATTTAAAGTACCGTTTACTTGGTATTCAACGGGTTGTGATACATCCAACTCGAAATTAAAGTCATCCCATATGTCATGTCCTTCTGGCAGTTCTGATTTTTTGAATGGGTAGGCGTCAAAAGATACATTAATAATCAGGCGTCCGGCTTTATGATCGTCCTCTATATCTACACCTGTGCACTTAGCCAGCCAGTAATAACCTATATCAAAATCATCATATAAAGGACTATAACCTGGTTTCATTAACCAATTTTTAAGAGCTATTTCATCTACTTTTCGACGTTCATAATTTCTATCATAAACCTCAAAGGTATAAGAGAGAGGTCTGTTTTCATAAATTCTCTCTCCTAAAAGCATAGAAAAATCATAAACGCCATGCATAAATGGGACATCTTCTGTTATAGTTTTTTCTTCTGGTGTGGGAGCAGTCCTTTCTTTTAAACTCATCCCATAATCTTTTGTATGAATCCCAACAAATTTGAAACCTTCTACAATTTCAAAAGGATAACTCAATCTACTCCCACCTTCCTGCTAAAACTGTACGATTACCGCCGTAACGGTCATATTCATTATAAGTACCCCCTACAACAGCGCCGGTATCCAATACAACAACCTGATTTTTACTTAATAGTTGCCTTAACAAATCAACGATTTGTCTATTATCATTTTGCCCAATTGCAATATAATCACCTGATCCGCGACTATTTTCTTTGGCAGCCTCCCTTGCATACTTCATACTTACATCATGTGGAATCACCTGTGCGCCATTAGGTAGATTAACTAACTCACCTCGTCCACCTTCATTCATGATGGCGAAACCGCCTTGCCAATCGTCTGTACCACGTGCAAGGTAAGGGATTTTCCCTATACTTACACCCGGTATTTTGTTAATTAATCCTACAGCCGCATTAATTCCGCCAATTACGTTGTTAACAAACCCTTTAACTTGATTTACAAGTTTTTGGACAGCCCCGGAAATCCCTGAAAACACGCCGGAAACAAAACCGGTCAAACCAGACCACGATCCACGGATGGCATTAAATACTCCTGAAACAGTACTAGAAACACGGTTCATAATTCCAGAAACAATACTAAAGACGGAGTTAAACACGCTTGAAACAACGGAACTAATGCCGCTAATAACAGAACTAATTCCATTGATTGCCGAACCAATGAATGTAACAATGTTTCTAAAAACACCACTAACGACACTAAATACCGTGTTAAATATTCCTGTAACAATATTTATTATTGGTCGAATAACGGCAACAACATTGGCAATTACACCCGCTACAAAAGCAATGATTGGAGCAATAACCGCCATTATGGCATTGATGATTCCACCGATAAAAGCAACGATTGGTGTAATGATAGATATGACGCTTGCTATTACTTCGACAACAACTGTAATAATACTCATGATGATTGGCAATAACGCTTGGACTATCTGCATTACAGCGCTAATAACAGCAATAACAGCCGGTGCAACAGTTTGTACGATATTCATCACTGTCGCGATAATATTAACAATAACTGGCAGTAATGTGCTTATTAACATTGTAACCAATGGCATTAATTGAGCAGCTACTTGGGCGATTACCGTAACGATTTGTGTAATGATTGGCACCAACTGATTAATCAGTGAGATTAAGACTGGCAAGACCATTTGTACAATATTCATAAATGCCATACCGACCTGTACAACGACTGGGATAAGCGTTTGTAAAGCGCTCATAAAGACCGGAATAATCGTTGCAGCAATTTCTCCTAAAGCTGTTCCAATTGTCGATACAACCGGAATAAGCATGGCAGAAACCTGTTGAAATGCACTAACAATTTGTGGTCCAAAGCTTTGGAATAAAACGATAATACCTTTAATAATCGGATTTAGCCCCATAAATATGGAAGCTAACTGAATACCAAACCCACTTCCTACACCGCCAGCTGAGTTAAAACCACTCATAATACTGGAAAAGAATGCGGTAAATACAGGTAAGATTGCTTGAACAATCCCTTTCACCGTTTCTACCACGTTTGAAATCTTTTCCCCTATCGAGCTAAATACAGACATCACATTACTTCTAAATGCTTCATTCGTAGCCATTTGATAGCCAAATACTGCTGCTAATCCTGTGAATGCTGCAATCGCTAAGCCTATAGGACTTATTAAAAAACCTAATACCGACATGACCCCGCTAAATCCTGTAGTTAATGCCCCTACGATTTTTAACGCCGGTCCAATTCCAACAGCAATAGCAGCACCTATTCCAGCTCCCTTAACGATGAGACTTTGAACAGATGGGGAGAGATCGTCGAACCAAGTTTTTAGCTCACTTGCTTTTGTTATAACTTTATTAAAAGCTTCACCAAACTTCACACCTAAATCAGCCGCTTTTTCCTCAACCACTCCCAAACGTTCGTTAAAATCTGCGAGCATGGGTTTTATAGCGGAGAAGAATCCCCCTCCTTTTCCTCCAGCGTCAAGGAAGTTAGCACCTATCCTTCCTACAGAAGCCCATATGTTGGCAATCGCCGCAGTAAATGAAGACTCCCCCATTATCTTTGCCGCACCACCGATATTTTTCTCGATAGCGGCTAAGAACATTTCAGAAGATATTTTCCCCTCGGATGCCATCTTTTTGACATCAGCTGCTGCTACACCAGCTTCATCAGCCAACCATTCATAGACGGGAATACCTCTATCAGCTAATTGGTTAAGGTTATCCGTGTAGGCTACTTGTGAAGTTTGGACTTGGTTAATAATCGAACCCATCTCTGCCATAGATACACCAGCAATCGCTGCAGCGTCTGCCGTAAGAGAAAGATAACGAGTTAATTCTTTACCTGGCATAATACCAGCCGCAACAGCACTTGCGGCAGTTGTAGCAGCCTCATCCATACCAAAAGCAGTACCCTTTACGGATTCAAGTGCTGAATTCATGATCTGTTCAACGCTTTTCGCGTCATGACCTAATCCTTTTAATTTTGCTTGTGCGTTGTCAATGCCTGTTAATCGACTAAACCCCTTAACTAAGGTTACTCCCACCAATGCACTTGTTGCGGCTAATGCAGGTTTTGTAATTTTACTTGTTAATTGGTCACCAAAACTACTAATTTTTTTCCCTGCCTCGCTCACTTTTTTACTTATCTCTTTGGTTCTCTCAGACAAATCATTTAGTGTTTTCGTAGCATTTTGAAATGCTTTTGTAAAACCACTCGAATCTCCGGTTATCTTCGCACTTAGCGTATAATCCGCCATTTATTTTCCTCCCTTCTGTGGAGGTTTCTTTCCGTTTCTTTCATAGATTAAGTTTATCCAAGATTTGCCGTTTGTCTTTTCCATTTCCATGACGATTTTAATAGCGTTCTTGTTGTACTCCTTGTCGGCTTTGTGTTGTTTTTTCGGAAAAAGTTCAATAAATTTTTTTCCTTTTTTCCGCAGTGCGTTATTGACCGCATTCAACACAGCATTACGCAGCCAAGTTTTTTCGTTAATAAATTTCTGTTCATGTCGTTTTCGGATGAACATTTTTTCAGTTTCAGTTAACGATTCATATTCTTTTTTGGACATACCGATTTCAACAACAAAAAAAGCTAGCTCCATTTCGTTCTGAAATGGTTCGGCTAGCTTTGCTATCCTCAAATCGCGCGGAGTGGGGTCATAATTCGGTAGCTCGCTTTCTACGAGTTCTACCGAAACATAAAACCCAAGTCTTCCTGCAGCTTTTCAACCACTGCCAAATTCACTGTTAAAAGACCGTTATTCTCTATTACTTTTTCAAACATTTCGAGTGCTTTCTTTTGTTTTACGGGCTCGTTTGTCTTTTCCTCAACTAAGCCAAATGAAAAAAGCTGTTCCAAAAGATTTAAAGATAAAACACCGTTATTCCTGGATATTTCTCCGATTACACTCGTTTTCGTTACAGCTTCAACGGTTTTCAACTTTTTCATATTAAACTTCAAGGCGTACACAACCCCATCTACTTCAAACATTCAGCATTCTCCTTTCTACTTAAGCACCTGCTGGAGCTTCAGATTCTCCTGGCATTAAACTGCCTTCTTGATTAGATAAATCGACAAGTGGGCCGTTTCCTTCCAAACTAATAGAGTACGTCATTGCGTCATCGAAAGGTGCTTCTAGTGAGTAGTCACTAACAATAGCAAGGCCGCCAAACATAGCCTCTTTCGTTTTTTGATTAATGACTTTTAAACACACGAATTCATCATCTTCAAACGCTTTTCCGAGTGTTTTGTGTGATTCGTCATCTGCAACATACAGTCCGTCATTATCAATGGACCATTCCTTCATGCCTCCAATTTTGGCCTTCCATCCACCTTTAGTATCCTTGGAAGTAACTTCAATCGAATCTTTCGAACGGTTAATGGTTAATCCCTGCTGCCCTGCAACGGCAAGCAGCTTATCTCCTGTTGAATTAAAAATAGCAAGTAAGATATCCTTACCAGCGACAGCCTTTGTTGCGCTCCCTGAAAAATCACAGTATAAATTATCTTCAAAAGCCATTGATATCACTCCTTATATTTTTACTTTATAGCCACTAAAAACAACAAAATCATAGCCAATTACAGCGTGTTTTGTTCCGTCTGCTTCATCTAGTATTTGAGATACACCATTTGGGACTTGTAAAGTTACCTCATAATCACCCGGTAACTCAATATCCTCCGATAAAGCTTCTTCTAATTTGTGTATGGCATTAAATATATTTACAGAACTACCACCTTCTGTAAAAACATGGATAACAGCCTGATAGCGGTCTTTCATCATCGTTTTGCTTTTTTCTGGGGTAGAGCCAATCATCTCCACGTGATAAAAAGGCATAGGAGCATCAGTAGGTACGTTGTCATAACACCGTAACCCAGTATTCGCTTCTACTTTTTCGATAATCGAAACTAATATATCCGTAAATAATAATTTTTTGTACATCTAATCACTCCCTTAGTCTATCTATTAAATCTTGCTTATAAATGGGCCTTTGGGCATCTACGTTCTTTTTTAGGAAGTATTGACCCGGAACATACCCAATCGTTCTACCTCCTCGAACTAATCGATGTCCGTACTCAACATGAGCCGCATAATGTGCTGTATATCCCATCTCATCACCGCGATATCGAGCCGATTTTCTTAATTGTCCACCGCCTTTATAATCGCCAACCGGAGTGCCGCCTTCTTTTTGGGATCTCGTATAAATATCACGAATATTTTTTTCCGCAACTGCTTGGAAATCTGTAGCACTTTTTTTAAGTAGTTTTTTTTCTAACTTTTCGGTTCCAATGAATTCAATTCTCACGGTTTTTCACTTCCATAGCGATTGACAACAACAATTCTCCATCTTGTTGTATCATCCCCTGTAATAGCCGTTATCGTGTGATACATGCCTTCAAACTGCACTTTGTCAGCTTGTTGGAGCTGCTCTTTTGTTGCTCTCGTTAGAATTTTTCTGTTGTTGATGGTGACATTCCGAACATCTAACGCAATTTCTTCATTCGTCCACGACGAGAAACGACCTTCCGACTGTCCAATTTGCACCAATTCATAAATTGGATTGCCTAAAACGTCTGTTCCATTTTCTCGTTTGGCAAACAAAAAGAGAGGTTTGAAAATCATAAGAATCTCAACACCCCTCTATTTACATTCTCCTGTTTTTCTTTTATTTCTAAATATCTTTGAAAATCAGACTCATATTCTTTTAACAGATCATCAACAAAAGAAACACTAAAAGTATCGGCATTTTCGCTTTTGATTCCTTGATGATATTTGCGGTTATGCATGGCGCATACAACTTCAACAGCAATGGATTCCAACTCGACTGGAAACTCTGCTAAGCCTAACCGTAATTTAATCCGGTCGGTTGCTGTTTGAACAAATTCGTTCAATAGATCCACATTTATGTCAGGTATTCTAATTTTTACACGTGTATCAATCGCCATGATTAATCACCGGCTTTCAATGCTTTTTCTGCCTCGACTGCTTCATCTTTACCTTGGACCTTCTCACCGTTTGACAGTAGATACCATCCGCCACCCGTGTGCTTAGGAAATTCGATTACATTTTCTTGTTCTCTGTCACCCTGCCCTATTTGTTCTTGGCCATCAGGCTCACCTACTTTCTTGATGAATACCTGTCTTTTATTGTTATTTACAGTCGATAATTGTTGAATACGCTCTTCTGTAGGTTCATACCCTTCACGGGGATAAGGTTCTCCTGCCTCGTATAAATGTTTATTATCATCTAGATCTTGAAAAGATTTAATAACCTTATAAGACATACTATAACACCCTTTCTTTATACTTCGGGAGCTGGTTCTTGGATTGCAACTTTCACAACACCATCAAGTCGTTCTGCAAATAACTTCACACCTGACAAAGCGATTGTTTCAGCTGTTAAGTTTTGTTTTTGAATATCGTGAGTAACACCGATTAAACCAAGTTCTTCTGTAGTGAAGTCAAAAGCTTTTCCAAGTTCTCCACCACTAATCGTTACATAAGCTAAAACAATGTTTTCTGGTGCTGTAGCGTAAACAGTCCCTTTTGGCACAGAAGAATTAATGATTACTGTATCAACTCCAGCAAAGTTTTGGACGTATTGTAAACCAAATGCAGTTTGAACAGTTAAGTTTCCATCTGCTAAATGGTCTGCAATATCTAATGGATTAACGAATACAACTGTTTGTGCTGCATCATCTTCAAATAATACTTGTACTTGCCCCCACGCTTTAGCAAATGCACCTTGTAAGTTAGTTGCTGTTGCGGAACCTGTTCCAGTTGCCAAGAAATCAAAGAAATCTTTACGAACACCTTTTTGAATTTCTTTTAATAGCAATTCATCAGATTCAATAATCGCTTGATCATAACCATGTTTTTGAATTGACTCTACAGAAGCAGCTTTACGATATTTTTTGAATGTTACTTCAATGGTATCTGCTGGCTCTGTTTTCACTTTGGAAAGTGGAATAATTTCTCCTTCACCAACTTGATCATTAGCAGCCATAGTTACTGAAGATTTATAAGTTTTAATAGTCATGCCGCTTGTTAAAGGCATTTTTCGAGTAACACCTAACGCTTCAATTAATTTTGAAAGGTTAGATCCAAAACGTTCGACAAAATCAATAGATTGAGCTTTCGCAAAATCACCAGTTACTTGTAAATTAGTTTCTGCCATATTTCATTCCTCCTAGTTAAATAAATGTTGGTTTTCCTGAATTAATTTCAAACGCTTCATAGTATCCTTTTCTGCCATTATCTGTTCTTTTGTTAATACCTTGTTATTCATTGTTACTTTCGGCGGTTTCCCAGCAAGCGCCTTTTTTACTCCTTCTTCGACATGTTTATTAAACATTGCAACAAAGCTATTCACTGCGCTCTGTGTGTCCTCTGCTGTGTCTTTTACAACAAAAGAGAGTAAATCATCATCTGCATTGATTCCCTTCTCAGAAAGCATTTTTGACGCTTCTTTGGATAAGGAATAAAAGGCATCTTTACGCTTATATTCCTCTAATTCTTTTTGAAGTTTTTCAAGCTCATATTGCTTTTTCTGTTCCTCGTTCATTTTGGCTAGTTTTTCAGCTTCTTTAACTGCTTTTTCAGCCGCTTTTTTCTCACGTGCAATACGGTCCTTAATCATTTGTTTAACTTCTTCTTCGGTGTAAGTCTTAGGTGGTTGTTTCTCGTCTTTGCTATCATGGTTATCGTGTTGATCTTGTGTGTCTGTATCTCGATTCTCTGTATCGTCAGCATCATCAGCAAAGAACTGTAAGTTTAACGGAAATAATAGCTTATTTTCTTTCATAATTGCTCTCTCCTCACTCTTTATAGTCTTGGTGGACTTTTTACTCATGATTATTCTTTAACGCCTACAATCAAGGAAAAAAGGCAAATTAAAAAGCCCTATTTAACGTCTGTTGGCTAAAGACAATCTGGTAAAATATCATTGAAGGGAGGTGTTTATATGTCAGATTTAAAAAAGCCTGGAACGGATAATCAACCTGCTGGTAAATACATAGAAGTTGGCCCTCGTGGTGGTCAGGTTAATAATCCGCGCATAGTAAAAATTGATCCTGGTGATCGACTACCACCGACTCAAGAAAAAGGTCGAAAATGGAAGAAGCAATAAATCTTTTTTAGGGGGCGTTGTTGCAGCAACGGCTCCTATATTTCCATTCTTCTTCTTGAAAAGCACAAACAAAGCCCAAAAATATTAACCTGCAGCCAGGCTTCGGCGTATTTAGTGCCCGATTCTTCATACTTAGTGATGTAGTGACGTAACATTCTCATCCCCCCCTTTTTTTTCTCTTCAAAAGGCAGATTATTATCTTTTAATACTTGATGAAGAATAACTCCTAACCTATTAACAAGATCTTCATCTTGCTCTTGGAATCCAGCTTCTTTTACTTTATCCGGTATCATTTCTTCACTTCTTTCTGCACATAAAAAGCACCTAACAATGAATTCGTTAAGTGCTTTTACGATACCTTTAAACCTTTTTTATAGGCTTCTCTTGCTTCTTTTAATGTCATTTTATTTGGACCTTGAACGCTATCTTCTGTTTCTCCCGGTCCACTATTATGCCAACCGCAATGATCACAAATATCAAATACCTCAACCTTATTGCCGCACACCGGGCAAGCAATTTCACTTACCATCTTCATCCTCCTCCCTTCCAAATTTTTCTATTTGTTCTAACCAATAAACATAAGCAAGAATTGGTTTGAATAAAGTGGAGATATATCCATCAGGTCTACCTATTGCAAAATCATTTGTACTTTTTCTGTACTTAAATAAATATCCGTCTTTATCTACAAAGCCTTCTACATCATTACTTAGTGGTGCAGCCAATAATTTTCTTGCTATTTCTAAATATTCATCAGAAGTAATATTTCCATATTCACTAATATGATCCTCGATATGCTTTTTAAATTTCTTTTCGTTTGAAAATGTAGAATTTAACCATTCCTCATTATTAATGATATCATTTTCTTCTGCAGAAATCGAATTGTTTTCATTCTCAATCGGTACAACAGTAGTTCTGCAAAACGGATGAAATGGTGGATAATTCACACCAACCTTGGCATCCTTAAAATTAAACTGCTGACCGTTCAAATGTTTGCATATCGGGCTCGTTCTGTGGTCTAAAACAGCAGCAATTTCATAACGTTCAATTCCCGCATCCACAAATGCCTGCTTATTGGCTTGGTTCATAACAAAAGCACTTTCCGTCACAACTAAACGATAAGCGTCATTTGCACCAACACCTAAACGGTTTTGAATGATTTTGGACATTTGCTTGTAATCATCACCACGAATAATGGCGTCTCGAATTTCGTTGTTTAAAGTGTTTATTAGTTTTTCTTTATTGGCCCAAATACGGTCTGAAAAATTTGCTCCGTTGATCCATTTCTGATTAAGTGTCTGTTGTAAGACCCCACTGTTTAAACTAAAAAAAGAAGGTGCGTTGTCTAATCCTTTCATTGTAGACAAGTACCCTCTTTCATATGCTTCCCTCAATAGTTTTTCAAAGCCCTCTTGTTCAAAAGCTCCTAACTCTACCATTTTCATGCGGATGGATAGTTGCAATCCTTCAAGTCTGTTTAACTTATAAATCGATTCACGAACAGGCATTAAGTTTGCATACTGTGGATACTTCTTAGCAAAAGTTTCCATGTCTTTGTAAAGTAAATCTCGTTCAGACTGTGACAGGCTCAATACCAATTGTCGATATTGAATTACGTTATCCGTGCCATATTTTTGATAGTAACTGGCAATATCTTTTTTTATGCTTTCTTCCAGTCTCAAATACTCTTTTCTTAGCTTCTTATCAAGAGCATTATTCTTTTTGTCCTGAGCGTTGTAGAGCTGCTCCATCCGCTTCTCCCAATAGGTTTGAGTAGCCATTATGAATCAACCTCAAAATCGCCGGTTTCATCCATCGTTGGGTAACTATTCATTTCATTTTCTTTTTGAATCCGTTCCAGTTCTTGCTTTGGATTGTCGACAAACGATAAAACAGAAAGCTGCGTTTCTTTGGATACAATTCCTGCTAGTTTACCGGCTGTATCGGCTTCATCAGAAATGTTTCTGGGGATGTTTCGGATAAACGTATAATTCAGATTTCGCCATTCATCTTTCTTAGACGGTTCCATATTTGTTGGCAAATTGAATACCATCTTAAACCGTCTATTCATCCCACTAGCAAACTTTCTTTCTTTCATAGCAGCGAGGTTTTTCATCGGCTGTAGTTTAAATTCGAGTGCAACCCCGGAAGCATTGCCAAACGACTCGTCATTAATATTGGCCACCATGCTAGTTTGATAAATAAGCCGTTCGATTCGGTCGAGTAAATGTTCTTGGTTAGCATCGCCGTTTGGCTTTTCCATAAATTCAACAATCAACTTAGAAACATCATCAGCCCCAAACAAATTAATTATTCGATTATCACGGATATTCTGGATGGTCGTTTCGTCTATTTCAGCGCCTAAAATTTTCATATAAGCGTCTGCAAAATAGTCAACGTCATTTGCTTTTTCTGATATTGCTTTGTCATAAGCGTTAATTAGTGCTTCAACATTTTCAAAGATTGATTGACGCTCTTCATTTTCGATATATTCAATAACCGGGACATCGCCATAATAGTGCGGCTTGTTATCAGACAGAATTAATCCATCTTTTCCTTCTGTTATGGTTATTTCCTCTGTAGCCGTAAATAGTTGCCCTTTTATCCCATCATCTGTGACTTGGTAACGAACAGCAAATAACGGTTTTTCCGCGATTGTGTCATCGTAAACAATAAACATTTCCATTGGGTCACTATAAGTGCAGCAAGTTTCGGATTCCTCATTTTGATATAAAAACTCAAATGCATGTCCATAAATACTTGTCATTTTACTAAGTTCAGCAATATTATCATCCATATCATTCCGATTTAAAAACTCATCCACTCGGTCGTTTACACTTGGGTTATCATGAGATACTTTTATTGGAATTCCAATAAAATAACCATTAAACNTATCTGTAATATATTTGGCAAAGTTTACGACTAGGCGATTGTCAGGTTTGTAATCGGGTTTATCTTGCTGTGATAAAATTGGATGATTGCCAATGTACATATTTTTTAATCTAAGGTATCTTGGTATTTTTGCTTGATGCTGCTCGATAAAATTCTGTACAACCTCGGCAGTAATTTCTTTTTCTCTTGGAAAAATAAAAACAGACATCTACAACCCTCCCCTAAATGTTTTTACTTGAATGGTTTTCCCCATTTTTTCCGCAATTCCTGTCAGTGCATCCGGTGCGTCGTCATGGGCATTTTTACCTTCTTTTTGGTAGGTCGTTAACGCCTGATAAAGTTCTGGCCACTTGTTACGCCAACCTTCAGGGAAATACACATGATCCATTACCCATGTTGCATTGGATAAGATTCTAGCAACCTTGTTTTTACTTTGATGGAACCAATTAACTTTCGTTTTGTTAGATTGATATTTTTCTTTTAGAATCCTTTCCACACTTCTTGCAAACCCTCGACCACCATTATTCGATTCAATCCAAGCTAAATTGACGTTGTTTTCATAAAGTTTCTTGGCAAGAAGAGGTTCGGTCACTTCCATTGGATCCTTCGTGTAGATCACGTCAAAAATATACGCTTCGTTATCAAAAGTCTCTCCATAAATAAACGAAGCCAAGTAGTCAGAGCCCGTATCAGCTGTATCCGTGTACGAACTGATTCGTCTGAAACTTGGCATTTCGTTGGCTTTATAAGCTTTGAAATGGGAGTATAGTTTACCCCTAATATCAATCGGTTCCTGTTGATAATTGGCGCTGGCTATTTCTGGGCTCATGGCACTTGTTTTTTGTTCATATTCCTTTTTGCTCAAAATATCATCACACAACATAGAACCGTCTTCCTGTACAGCTTTCATGTTAATGTGCCTAACTTTATACCCTATCTCTGGAAGCTCTCTCAATGCCCTACCTGCCAAATCATTAGAATGCCATCTGGTCATAATGATGATGATTTTCCCACCTGATTCTAAACGGGAAAGCATGGTATTTGTGAACCAGTTCCAATGCTTTTCAAGTACAGCCGCATTGAATGCCTCTTCTGCGCTTTTTATCAGGTCATCTATGATTAATAGGCTTGCTCCAAACCCTGTAGCCGTCCCCGTAGGGCTTGTGGCTAAATAATTATTATACTGTCCTTCCAAGCTCCATAAATTCATAGCCCCATCGCCTTGTTTGATTCTCGTATTAGGGAAAATGTCACTATAAACTATTTTGTTTTCATGGGCTTTTATCTCCTGAATAGAGTTCCGAACCTGTTTTGAGAAAACAGTGGAAAGCGTTTCGTTATAGGAGCCGGTCATAATCTTTTCAGCCGGATTGATACCAAATATCCATTGAGCTAAATGACTGGCCGTGAACGACTTTCCATGTCTGGGTGGAACGTTAACGACCAAAACATCATCATCGCTGAAATAAAACTCCTGCATGCTGTCACATAGATCAATCAGAAACTTTCTCTCTGGTTTATAAAAATCCGGCGCTAAAGCATTACAAAAATAAAAGAACTCACGTCTAGCAAGTTCTAATTTAGCCTGTAGCTTGATATATTCATTTTTATTCATCCAGATCAGCCAACTTCTTTAATTCATCCACTGAAAGCTCTTGAAATGGATTATTAGAATGATTGACGTTCGCATCCAACTCTTTTCGGTCGCGCCATTTATCCGGGCGTCTGTTTTTCAACCAGAATATCTGAGCCGTTGTATCTGGTTGTACTTCTTTCGTTACTCGTTTCGTTTCTTTCCCATTTTCATACGTAATTTCATCGTATTTATACCCCAATGCACGTTTTAACAAGGCATTCTCAACTTGACGATCTACAACCTCTTTGCCTTTTTTTAAGGCGTTAGTAATGTTGGAATATTTCTTTTTCCAATCGTATAAAGTTTCACGCCTAATCCCAATGTTTTGGGCTATTTGCTCATCTGTAAGCCCGTCTCTTGCCCATCCTTCAATTTTTAACAATCCTTCAGGTGTAAGCCATTCTTGATATTTGCCTTTAGCCATCTACATACACCTCACTCCTTTTTGCTAACTGCTTGAACATAATAAAAAGCACCCCGAAGGATGCTTAGTTTCCACTTTCTCTTTCCCTTGCTAGTTCAACTACATTATTCTGAAACTTTTCTAAGAATTCATCTCTACTAGCAATACCTTTTTCATCTAAGATTTCAGCTAATGTTATAATTGCCGATACTAAAACATCATCAGTATCTAAATTCTTTAGATTTAGATTCAAAAATTCATTTTCCATTCTATCGCCTCCTTACATCTACTTATTTCGACAAAAGGAGGAAAAATCCTATCAATTCACAAAATATTAATATTTATTTTCAAACAAAATAGAGGAGGAAGCTTGTTTTCTTCCTCCCCGTCCTGCCTTCCATTGTAAATGTGATTGTTCAGCCCGTCATTTTTTGCGACTTATCGGACATATCGGACATTTGGTCCACTATACTATTTTTTATTCGTTGTATGTGCCTTGTTGATAACCCCATGTGTCTTGAAATAGCAATCATGCTCATGCCGTCAAGAATACATTCTAATACTGCCCGTTCGCGTTCATCTGTTATTCTGTCTATCCTAGATTGAATATATAAAACCTTTCTTTCTAGCCGTTCTACCCACTTAAATTTCTTTTCACGTCGAACAACTTCCTGAAAGATTGGATCTCCATTTTGACCAGGTGCTTTTGGTAAAGAAGCTTCAATCCCATATTTAGCTGAGAAGTTGCCGTCAACATCTTCCAATAACTTACGCTGTCTTTTTATTTCGTTTATGATCCAGTTATAATCGCGTAGTGTTTCAGCTATTCGTTGTTTATTCATCTTTTTTGCCCTCCTCTGCCTTTTTTATCCGCAACCCAACCATTTGCATTAACACACCTTAAAAATGGGCATAGACCGTCTTTGCTTGCCCAAATACATTTTCTGCAAAACTTATATCTATAAAACTCGGATACCTTCTTTTTCTTCCGCATATTCTCATCCCTTTCAAATAT